GATAGCCGCACATAGCCCTGTTTTGTGGCTAGGGAAATGTTCTGTACACTCGAATCTAGCCTCTGGTATCGTATTCGTGTGAGGTGACGGCTACCGCCTTCTTACAAGCGTCTAGGGCTGCAACCCGTTAACGACGCGGCCAAGATCGACAGTGCGAAACTACTCGCTCCCATTTACCAAACCGAAACCGGATATATGAGCAAACGCTCACCGGTTTCGGCCACTTGCAAGCTACCATAATGGCACCTCCTGTGTGGATTGCTGGGAAGCAGCCCAGCGCTCCGAAGGCGCACCCTGCGCCCTCGCGCCGCATCAAGGGTCGCTCGGGTGCTAAGGAGTGTGACGGTAGCCGCACCCGCTAATCTACAGAATAACAGGCCGATGAGTATAGCTTGATGTTTTCAAGCTTTTCAACGGGCCGGATCCGGCCCATCCTGCTTGAAAACTATAGGTTTTTTTATCTTTTGCCACAGTTCCGGATCCGGTTCGGATCCAAGCTTTTTGCCCCCAAGTGTCTTCATGAAAGCGTTTCCGCCTTCAGATTTTCGACCCAGCGCTCGCGCCATGCCTCTCTTGTGAAAAACGCGCCTGCCATCCTCTAGGACAAAGCAATCCAGTTGCAACCAGCCAATCGGCAAGATGCCACGGTGTGTTGCCCTTGGTAGGTTGTCGGTTACGTCAGCCCCCGTCGCGGTGCTGGGAATGCCTTTCCGGGCGCTGGTGAGCATGAAGATGGCCAGAAGCCACTTTTGCAGGGCAAGGCGGCTTTCGGCCAGCACAGTGCCGGTGCGGACGCTGAAATGCTTGCGGCAGTCTTTGCAGCGGTAGGGCATTGGATTGTGGTCTTTGCACTCGGTCACGCTGACCGAACCACAGTGGCCGCAAACAGGTTCATTGCCCCAGCGCTTTGCCTCAAAGAACTTGCGCGCCGCTTCTTCATCCGGAAACTTGCGGAAGAACTCAAAGGTAGACAGGGTTTCGGGCTTAGGGTTCGACATGGCGCAGGCTCCTTCTGCATCATGTGTAATCTAATTAGCCAATTTACGCAAGCGAAATCTGGCTAGTTAAGTATATAGGCCCCAAAAAAACGGGCCATGATAGCCCGCCTTCCCGCCTGTCCTGTATCAGTTTTCCGTGCGGTAATCCCATTTGACAGGATAGATGCCCGTAGAGCGCCTGTAGGGCACCCTAGAACGCCAACTCATTCTTAAGCACCCTTGGCACGTAAAGCGGCAAGGAAGGCATCCTGCGCGCCCTGTGTTGGCGTCATGGTGCCATTAGGGCTTTCTAGGTCAACACTCGACTTAGGTGTGCCATATGCTCGGTCTTGAGTGTCTTTCAGCAACTTCAGAACGTCGGCCTTGATCGCGGCCAGCTTGTCGGCGTCGTCTTGCGCGGCGGTAAGCGTGTTATGCAACGCCTCGACTAGATCAAGCTGCACCTTAGCCGCCAATTCAGCCGCGCGCACTTCTGCCTTGCGATGCTCGGACGACTTCCCGCCAGGGTTGCCGGACTGTCCGGGTTTGAATTGCGTTGATGGATTTGGAAACTGTGCCATGGTCTACCTGCGTTCAGGTGCTCACAAAATACCCAATTCGCGGTCAATTTGCCATTCTTCCAAGGCGTATTCCCCCGCGTGTGTCATTTCCCAAATAGGCTTATCATCCCAAAGGCGCGAGGTCAAAAGACCCTCTGCAAGCATTGCGTCTAGAAGACCCTTGATATGCGCTACGGGCCGTCCGATCTGGCCTGCAATGATCTGGTTATTGCGCGACGGGTTTCCGTTCCATTCAATGCATCCGACATCGTATAGCAACTCTAGCACGGCGGCGCGGTCACGGGACAAGGGGCGAGGTTCCCCCATCCAGTCGGGCACTATACCGCGCGCCTTGACTTTCGCTTTGTCTGCCTTCCACTGCGCCACCATTGCGCGGCGCAGGTTGTCCTCTTCGTTCGGCGTGTAGTCGCCGTTATCCGCGCTGAGTTCTAGCTGTTCCATGGGTGTGGTATGGCATATTGCGCGGGAGGTGTCAATCCACCCAATATTGCTTCGGGCTGACGGCGTGCAGACGTTGCGCGTCGTTGTCATCTGCCCAGTATTCGTAGGACTTGAGACCAGCGCCAAATTCGCAAGCGGGCAGTGTTGTGCCTGTGTATCTGGTCAAAACATAGCGTGTGCCGTTGTGGGTGATCTCGCGGGGCATGGTCATTTTGGGCTGTGCAGATCGTGCGCGACTGCGATCATGTCCCATAGCGCGTCTGCATCATCTTGGCGCGGCCCTTCGTATCCATCCAATCCAACTATTGCGGCCTCCATCAGCAGGTCGAATTGATCAGGCGTCATGACGATTCGCCCTGTGCGTTCGGTTTCAATCGTCACCATGTGGCGTTCTGGTTTGTGGGTCATCTGTCTGTCTCCGGTGGTGGTGGCGGGCTGTGCGGGAAGTGTCAGGCCAAAGCTGCGACAACAATTGCGCGCTGTTCGTCAAACTCACGACTTGTCACGCCCTTGCCTATTTGGTCCACAACCGCGCCGGTTTGCATGTCGATATAAAGTTGATGCGTCCGGTTCCCGGCAAACCGCTTTTCGCAAGCTGTCAGGTTGAGGTAAGCGCGGCGATCTTTCCAAATGTTGACGTGCTGTACTTCCTCCAACTTTTTAGCGGCTTCTATTTTGGCGGCGGCTTCGTGTGCGATGGTCATCTGTCTGTCTCCTGTGGATGGTAGTAATCCTGAAGGACCACAATCGATATCTCAATCGGCTCCGGCGGCGTCTAGCCACTCTATAACGTCTCCCCCGAGAGCATTTATTTCGTCACAGACTTCGGAGATTAGGGGTCTGTACGAGGCCGCAAGTGCCTCACGACCCATCAATCTATGATGGCGTTCATTGGACACCAGGCCGGTCAGGCGGTCGAAAAGTTGATCTGCGGTCGCGGTCATCTGTCTGTCTCCTGTTAGCGTTTCCTTGAACCCTTGATGCCATGCGGCGCGGGGCGGGTCAAGCGGTTTTTTTAAGGATAGCACAGAAAAGATGTTGCAATTATGCAACACTCGGAAGAAAGACCAATGGGACAAAGGGTTTATACTCTACTATAGTATAATAGTTAAATAGTAGTTTTTTTTAGTTATACTCCAAATAGAGGTAAAACAGTCTTTACGTAAGGTGGGTATCCTATAGGTATTTCTCTTAGAGTATATCTATTTAAGGGCCACTATCCTACTATTTTGACTTTTTTGCCGATTTAGTCAAAAAAAACAGGCACTTAAAGGAAAGCGCCTGTTTTTATCCTTCACTATCCTATGGTGCTACACCATTCGCCACCGCTCGACCGGCTTTTTCGTGCGCGGATGCTCCGTCACTTCAAGAGCGGCAACGCCGCCATCCTTCATGGTCTCTAGGGCCTTTCGCACGTCCTCTTTCTTGTAGTTGCGCAGCCGATTGGCGATAACTCCGAACGTCTCCCCGTGGTCCTTGCCGATCACCTTGGTGATCTTTGCCATCAAAACACGGTCCGCGCCGTAGGTCTGATCGTTGGAAACCACTAGCTTTAGCTTTTGATCTATATCCGCACGGACGAACGCGTACGCCCATCGGACATGCTCCAGCGTCCTGACACCGCTGGGGACGGCTAGAATGAGGCTTACCTTAGAAACCATCTCATACCCCCTGCGCGGGATCGGTGTTAGCCCTGTGGCCTCTTTCTGATCCTCTGCATACTGCCAGAAAGTGTGATACACACGATCCAAGGCGTCCATAGCTGCGGGGTCTGTGCTGATCTTTACGCGGTCTCCGTAGTATTCGATCCGCTCTGGCGCGGCGCTGTAGTTGCCTCCGTGCGCCAACTGGTAAAGCCTGCCCTTGACAGCATCGGTAAGGGGTTTCTTGCGAAAGTTTGGCTTGCGGTCCGGGTTTGGGTCTAGCTCGCGCACGATCAATGCGCGTCCGATAAATCCTGAAGTCGCTTGATCCGGCGTTACTAGATCGTCGAATGTGCCGGGAGTTGTCATCCCCATAACAGAAACGAACGGCTTTTCTAGCCCATTGTCTACTTGCGTCAGCATTCTCTGCGCGCGTTCAATTCTGGCATCCCAGTCAACGCCCTTTTCGTTTTCCTCTTTTGCCTTCTTGCATTTGGCTATTTCACGACGCAAATCGGTTTGAATTGCCTCTTTCAAGTCTCCGCTAATTGGAAGAAATTCATCCGCTTTTGAATAGGCGTTCATTAGAATGCCGATTAGTCCTTCCAGATATGACGCTGTGCCTTTTTCGCCTGCATTAACAACCTTCTTTAGGTGAATGCCAAATTCGTCGATATTGTAAAAAGCAGGTTGGTGGCGGACTAGGTTGCGGATGACTTCTTGCTCTGATTTCTGCATACCGTGCAATGCCGGTGCAAGCGCCGCCGCCCTCATTAGCTTGTTAAAGGCCGCGTAAACGCTATCCTTGCCGCTACCGCTATCCGCAACTCCAAAGCCGAAAAGATTGGTCGTAACCCCGTTAATATCGTCGGTGTAGCGCAGCCCGAATATGTTGCCGAGTGCAACAAGCGTTCCCAATACTGCCAAATGTTCGCGCGGGTAAAGGCATTGATCGTTTACCCATTGGCATATTTCACCTGCAAACCCCGGCGGGCGTAGAAGGTCAATATGATCTGTGTCTAGCGGCTCTTCTATGACTTCAAATTCCTGCCATTCTTCTTGCGGGTTGAACGTGACTGATTGTTTCCATCCGTTTTGTTCGGCATAGTGAATCAGTGTCCCAACTGTTACGGGGTTGGCGGATTTGCCGAAAGAATGCCAACGGACTGACAACGCTTCAACGCCGGGATACTTTGCGCCTTTAGCGGACCATTCGTCCCATACGCCGAAAGCAGTTCCCCCGGACGCTTCATGGCAAGCCATGCCGCACCTTACCCATGTTTCATGGTCGCAATCGGGGTCTACATGGGCCAGCATGTCGGCAAGGTCATCATGGGACAAGTCCACGGGGGCGCCGTTGTATTCGCTGCGGTGGCGTTCGGGCTTGCGGAGTAGGTCAATAAGGGCTTGCGGCGCGTCGTTAATGTCGTCTACGTTGCCTTCAATAATCGTGTAACGGTTGCCGCTTGCGTGTAGCGACCCCGGCCCCACGACAAAGCCGGAGGTTTTGAAGTCAATGCCGGGATAATCTGGCAGGTGCTGCACCATGGCAACGCCTGAGGGCGCGCGGAAATAGAAATGCCGTGATCCTCCACCGCTTCCTGTTGCAACGACCAATCCCGCGTCGTCCAAATCAATGGGAAGGCTTTCAAGCGATGCAATACCGCCGTTGCGGGCGTCTACGTCCACGACTAGCAGTCCCGCGCACAGGACGCCATATCCGGTTGCGAACTGGTCCATTTCTTGCATAAGGTCGAATTGCTCTTCGGACCATACTGGCGAGTGTTGCCATCCTGACGCCCGGGGTTTCTTGTATGCCTCTTTTTCATCTAGAGGTGCGTCGTCGCCGTCTGTCGCGCCGTATAGCGGAAAAACCCTGTGGCCCGCTTCCCAGAATTGCTTATGCTGCATGTGTTGCCTCTCCTATCCTTCTATCTTGCTATCCATACACGCGGCGGGGCTGCGCGTCAAGGCTACAGAAACCGCCTTGACATGCCGCGTGGCGCCATGTTAAACACGGCACATGTGAACCATAGGAGGCACTATGCTAGAAGATGCAACCGCCGCACCGGCGGGCAAGTCCCCATTGATCTTGACGATCTGCGGGGACGCGGGAAGCGGGAAGACAAGCCTTGCGGCGACGTTTCCCAATCCGTTTATCATCCGCACACAAGGCGAGGCCATGCCGCGCGACATTGCCACGGACAAAGCGCCGAAGGGTCTTGCGCCGCTTGGCGGAAAGCGGGCAAAGGTTGGCGATGTTGATATTTGGGATGAAAGCGAACTGTTTGATCAGCTAATGGCGCTACTTCGTGAGGATCATGATTTTCAGACGTTGATCGTAGATAGCGTCACGGGTCTAGAGGCTCTTTTCGTGGATAATATCCTTGCGGTGCAGCCGCCAAAGCAGCGCACGATGAACAGCGCGGGAAGCGGATACGGCAGCGCATGGGATATGGTTGCGGCAAAGCATTCCCGTGTCAAGAAAGCGGCGGAATTGCTGCGCGACCGTAAGGGGATGAATGTTGTTTTCATCTGCCATGTTGATGTAAACCGGATGGACCCGCCGGAGGGGGAGGCTTATACCAAATACGATCTGCAATTGCACAAGAAAACCGCACCGATTTACACGAACAATGTCGATGTGGTCGGCATGGTGAAGCAAGAGACAATCGTGATGGAAGGCGGAAAGGCAAAGTCAACCGGCGCGCGTCTATTGTCTGTTGCAATGACGCCAGCTAATGTGTCGAAAAACCGTTTGGGCATTGAGAAAGACTTGCCCGTAATCAAGGGTGAAAACCCGTTTGAGGAGTATATCTGATATGTCTTTTTGGAACTTGTCCACAGGTGAGACTGCTAAATCTGAAACCGAATATGAAGCGCCCCAAGGCGGCGACCTTAGCCCAATCCCCGATAATACAGATATTATGGCATTTATTGACGAGGCCAAATGGGATGAAAAGGACGGCGCAGAATACATTAGCCTTCGGTGGCGTGTGGCAAAGCCGGAAGGCTTTAAAAACCGCGTTATCTTCCAGAAGCTTTGGGTAATGGGGAATAACCCGAACGCAAAGGATTCCGAAAAGGCCAAGAAGAAAGGGGATAATGACAAGCGGATGCTTGCCGCTATTGACGCTAATGCGGGTGGTGAATTGTTTTCTATTGAAGGCAAGCCGTCTAGCGAAGATATTCAACGATGCCTGATGAACAAGATGATGGTGATCAAGCTGAAAGTTTGGGAGATGGAAACAAATACGGGCGAAAAGATGTCGGGCAATTGGATTTGCGCCGTATCGCCTAAGTCCAAGGGTGTATCGGACGCGCCTGCCCCAAAGGCACCGTCCGCACCGCCACCGCCTAACGACATGGACGATGAAATTCCCTTCTGATATAACGCGGCGGGCTGTAATGGCCCGCCACTAAATAGGGCTGTAGGAGGCCAAGACATGATCGAACAACGCACACCTGAATGGCACGAACAGCGCAAAGGCCGCGTCACAGGGAGCGCCGTGAGTGCTATCCTAGGGCTTGCACCGTATGCCACGCGGGCGGATGTCATGCGCCGCATGGTGCGGGCGTATCACGGCGCTGAAAGCGAGTTTAGCGGCAATGTTGCGACGGAATACGGGACGCAAAACGAGGAGGGCGCAATCTGGCAATATGAGGCGGAAACCGGAAATGGTGTGAAGCCCGCGCCGTTTGTTCCAAAGGGCGATTGGCTGGGCGCAAGTCCTGACGGGTATATTGGCGACGTTGGGTTGATTGAAGTCAAGTGCCCGTATGGATTGCGAAAAGGCGGTGACTTCAAGTCAATTCAGGATCAACCGCATTACTACGCTCAAATCCAAGTGCAGTTGCATTGCACCAATCGGCTATGGTGCGACTTTTATCAATGGTCGCCGCACGGCACAAAGTTAGAAACGGTTTTTCTAGATGTTGAATGGCTTGACGCAAACCTGCCAGAATTGCGCGCGTTTTATGATGAATACATTGCCGAATTGAGTAATCCAGAGCACCTTGATCCACTGCGGGTCGAATTGAATACACTTGAGGCAAAACGTGTTATTGATGAAATTGACCAACTGAAAGAGGCTGAGGATAACGCCCGCGAGCGCCGAAAGGAATTGGAAAAGGGACTAGTAAATATGGCAGGCGGGAAAAACGCTAATATTTGGGGGCGCAAGCTTACGCAAGTCCAGCGGGAAGGGTCTATTAGCTACGCCAAGGCGATCAAGGATATTGCGCCGGATGCTGACCTTGAGCCGTATCGCGGCAAGCCGTCTAGCTTTTGGAAGTTGACCTAAATCCCATGTATCAACTCCGCCCTTACCAATCCCGCGCGGTTGCGCGAATAATGGAGCACGTCCGCACCTCAACGGAACCTTGCCTAATTGATGCCGCAACCGGCGCTGGTAAGTCGCTGATTATTGCGGACGTTGCGAATAGGTTGCACAATATCAGCGGGGGCAAACATGTTCTTTGCCTTGCGCCTAGCGCCGAACTAGTGACACAAAACAGGGAGAAATACTTGCTGACGGGCGAACCTGCAAGTTTGTTTTCTGCTAGCGGTGGAGGGCGTAGTTTGCGGCATCCGGTAGTGTTCGGGACGCCGGGAACGGTCAAGAATGCGATTGCGCGGTTTGGCGATAGGTTTTGCGCGGTAGTTGTGGACGAATGCCACGGCATCACTCCGACTGTGCGGGCTATTATTGACGCTATGCGGGGGCATAACCCTAACTTGCGGGTGATCGGCCTTACCGCCACGCCTTACCGCTTGGGAGAGGGTTATATTTACCGGATAGGGCTGGACGGTAAACCATGCCATGATGGAACAATCCGCGATCCGTATTTCCTGAAATGCGTTGACCGCATCACGCCGCACGAGTTAATCGCGAAAGGATACTTGACGCCCCCGACGATTGGCGCACCTCTTACAGATGGGTATGACACCAGCGGGCTTAAGCTAAACGCGCGCCACCAATTCGATAGCGGGGCGGTTGACGCCGCATTTGTGGGCCATGGCAGAAAGACTGCGGGCATTGTAGCGGATGTGGTGGAGCAAGCCCGCGACCGCATGGGCGTGATGCTGTTTGCGGCAACCGTGCAACACGCCGAGGAGGTAATGGCGAGTTTGCCGCCACACCTGAGCGCGATAGTCACGGGAAAGACGCCAAAGGAAGAGCGCAAGTCAATTATTACACAGTTCAAGGCGCGGCAACTGAAATACCTTGTCAACGTGTCTGTATTGACAACGGGTTTTGACGCGCCGCACGTTGATCTGGTGGCGCTGTTGCGCCGAACTGAAAGCGTCGGACTAATGCAGCAGATTATCGGGCGCGGGTTGCGATTGCACGACGATAAGCATGATTGCCTTGTTCTGGACTACGCGGGAAACATTGAAAACCATTGCCCGGATGGTGATTTATTCAATCCTGAAATCCGCGCCATTCCTGAAAAAGAAGGCGGCGGAACGGTCAATTGCAAATGCCCATTGTGCGAGGTTGAAAACGTATTCAGCGGACGGCAAAACTCGGACGGCTTCGCGCATGACGAAAACGGCTATTTTGTTGATTTGGCAGGCAATAAGATCGAGACAGATCACGGCCCTATGCCAGCGCATTACGGGCGGCGCTGCATGGGCGGCGATATGGTGGCCGGGAAGTGGGTGCAGTGCGGTTATAGGTGGACTAGCAAGGATTGCCCGCATTGCGAAGAGCCTAACGACATTGCGGCGCGCTATTGCCACCACTGCAAGGGGGAGTTGATCGACCCAAACGAAAAGCTAGCGATGGAGTTTCGCGCGCTAAAGAAAAGCCCGTATAATCGGCAATGCGATGAAGTGCTAAAATGCGATGTTAGGGATAGCATTAGTGGAAGCGGAAACCCGACAAAGCGGATTGACATTGTGACGCCTTATCGGTCCTTTTCGGTATGGCTACAGATGAACCCGAAGCATCCGCGCGCATTGCAGGAATTGGAGTTGTGGCGCGCATTGGGTGGCGAACTGCCTAGATCGGTGGAATACAAGAAAGAGGAAAGCGGTTTTTTCCGCGTGTTTAGCTGGAACAAGGAACCTGACATTGATCCTACCTGAAAATATACCGCTATTTGGAGACCCCAAATGGCGCGGCCCATGTCCTACTGAAACTGCGGAGGCGGTGACGTTCTTTAGTGAGATACGCAAGACGCAATGGGGCGCAATTGCGGTTCATATCAAGAACGAGGGCAAGCGCCGCAAAGGGCAGATCACATGGGATAAGGCTCAAGGTTTAGTGAAGGGTGCGAGTGATATCATTATACCCGGAGCGCCCGCTTTTGTTTGCGAGTTGAAGCGGCGCGACCATACGAAAAGCCGGATTAGTCAGGCGCAAATTGATTACTTGACCGATGCGCAAGGCGCGGGGGCATTTGCTTGTATTGCGTTGGGGTGGGAGGCTGCATTTGCCGCTGTCGAAGCTTGGTCTAGCTGACCATTTGGCGGACCTGCTAGAGGGCAGGGTGACGCCGGAAAATGCGGACCCGCGCATAATGCACTGGGCGGAGTTGTATATTTTTCAGGGCGCGGAGGAGATTTTATCCTTGCCAAGCCGGGATGAAAGGCGTATAGCTTTGTCTAAGGTGCCGGAAACGATCCGGCCATATGTGGAAAGAGAGGCAAAAAGACTATGGGAACTAAGAAAGAAGTGAAATGGACGCCGAGCCTTAAGCCCAGTGCAGCATGGACACCGGCAGAATACTGGAGTTACGAACAAGGATTTGAAGAGGCAATCAAAACAACCGCCGCTCGGGAGTTGTATGAAGCTTTGGATGAAGCGCTGTCTGTGCTCGAAACATCGCCCGCGAAAGTTAAAGGCGGAGTTACTATCCGCGCCCGCGCCGCACTCGCCAAGGCGCGCGGGGAGTGTGAGCAGTGACAATTGACCTGAAATGGGGAATGTTCCTTTATGTTCCAATTGCGTTGATATTTACTGCGCGAGTGTGTGCGTTTTTGGCGGGAGTTCATTATTCTCCGAATATCGCTTATGGTGTGTTTAGCACGTCTTTAGTATTGGGATTTGCGATTGGCGCTGCAATTAGCGCATTTATGGCATCAGAAGGGATTAAATGGAACATCAGCATTGGTGGTAATCGATGACCATCCCGCCCCACCTAGACGCCGCGCTGCGCGCAATTGGCGTTGTCCCTGCCCAGCGTCACGCGCCTGTTTACATTCCTGAGCCGGTCGCGTATGACGTTTGGAAGCCAACGCCAGAACAGAAGGAGTGCCCGTTTTGAGCATTGAGGAATATCGCCGGTTTATTGCGTCACGCGCGCCTAAGCCAAAGATGAACGGCTTTACGCCCAAGCCCTACCCTGAGACTGTGAAGGCGCACCAGCGCGCCACGCTTGACTTTGTACTTGAGCGCGGCGCGAGTGCGGCGTTTTTGGACACTGGACTTGGCAAGTCTTTCATCGAGTTGGAATTTGCGCGCCAGTGCGCTGAGGAAACCGGCAAGCCTAGCTTGATCTTGACGCCGCTTGCGGTTGCTGGGCAGATGGTGCGCGAGGGGCAGAAGTTCGGCATTGACGCCCGCCAAATCCGCGAGCATCATGAGGTTGGAGCGGGTGTTATGGTGGCGAATTATGAACGGTTGCCCAAGCTAGACCCTGCATCATTTGGCGCGGTTGTTCTGGACGAAAGCAGTATCTTGAAGTCGTTCAACGGGCGTACTCGCAACATGCTTATGGCCGCGTTTGGCGATCATCGGTTTAAGTTGGCCGCGACAGCCACGCCCAGCCCTAATGATCATATGGAATTGGGCAACCACGCTGAGTTTCTAGGCATCATGCGGCAACAAGAGATGCTGTCGAAGTGGTTTGTTAACGACACTGGCACTGCTTCTCAAGATTGGCGGCTGAAGGGTCACGCGGTAGATGACTTCTGGGCATGGGTTGCATCATGGTCTCGTTGCGCGACATTGCCTAGCGATCTTGGCGGCGACGATACCGGCTACATCTTGCCCGAGATTGACCGTCATATTCACGTTGTGCGGGCTGATATCACGGATCAACCGGGCGACATGCTTTTCCGCATCCCCGAGATGAGCGCGACTAGTTTTCACAAGGAAAAGAGGTTGACCCTTAAGGATAGGTGCGAGTTGGCGGCAAGGCTTGCGACACATGACAAGCCGGTGACTGTTTGGTGTGAGACAAACGAGGAAAGCGCACTATTGGCGAAGATGATCCCGGACGCGCGGGAAGTGCGAGGGGACATGAAGCCGGAAGAGAAAGAGATGTTGCTTTTGGGCTTTTCAGACGGTGACTTCCGTGTTATCGTTACCAAACCGAAGTTGGCGGGGTTTGGGGTCAATTGGCAGTATTGCTCCCATGCGGTTTTCGCGTCGATTAGCTTTAGCTATGAGCAACATTATCAGGCCGTGCGGCGTTCGCATCGTTTCGGCCAATTGGAGCGAGTTAGGAATGACATCGTTATTAGCGATACGGAGCGCACGATTTGGGACGCGGTGAATACGAAAGCCCAAAAGCATGATGAGATGAAACGTCGGATGCAGGACGCAATGCGCGCCGCGCAAAGCAACACCTCCCGTATGGCGAAATATGATAGGCCGCTAGACCTAGCTTTCCCAGCATGGCTTGTGAGCAAAGGAGAATGAAGAATGAAGGTGGTAACAGCAAAACAGCGCGCCCTAGACGCAAAAGACGAATGGTTTCGCCAGTATAGAGGTGAAATACAATTTGGGCACGCTAGGCCGTCATTTTCTCCAGTAAATAAACGACAGATATACGAAAGACTTTGCGCCCTTGAAGTTGTAACCCCTGACACGGTAGATGCCGCAATAGGAAATAATAGCTGGACGCGGATCATGTGCGATGAGTGCTTAAAGAAAGTGGATATCGTTGTCGAATTAAATGGCTCTGAATGGGATATGGTATATTGCAGAGATTGCTTGTCCGAGGCCATGCAAAAAATGGAGAATGAAGAATGAAACAACCTGAATACAGCGGAAACGGATGGGCGCTGCACAATAGCGATTGCATCGAAGGCATGTGGGCAATGCCTGAAGATAGCGTTGACTGCTCTATTTTCAGCCCGCCTTTCGGTGATCTTTTCGTCTATTCCGATAGCGAGCGCGACCTTGGCAATGCTGGCGAAGGTGGCAACTTCCTAAAGCAATACAAATTCTTTGCCGAGGCATTGACACGGGTAATGCGCCCGGGGCGGATGACTTGCGTCCATTGCACCGACTTGCCGACACGCAAAGGTAAGCACGGATATATTGGGTTGCAGGACTTTAGCGGCGATCTTATCAAGGCGCATACGGATGCGGGGCTTATCTACCATGGCCGCGCGACGATCTGGAAAGATCCGGTTGTTGAGATGCAGAGAACCAAGGCGTTGGGCTTGCTGTATAAGCAAATCCGCAAGGATAGTGCGATGAACCGCGTAGGGATGCCGGATTATATGCTTTTCTTTCGCAAGCCGGGCGACAATCCAGACAGGATCGAGCACTGCGCTCCGGGCGAAATGAAAATGACAACGGCACATGAGATCGCGTCTAAATGGCTTGCACATATGCACAAGTCAGGGCTTGCCACAAAGCCGCCTAGCGATGCAATGTTGGCGGAATTGCTGGAACATGCGCAGTTTGATGTTTACGAATGGCAGCGGCTTGCCAGTCCTGTATGGATGGATATTGATCAAGGGGATGTGCTTAACGACTTTCGTGCGGCACGTGCGGAGAATGACGAGCGCCATGTGTGCCCGTTGCAGATTGGCGTTATTGACCGATGCCTGAGGCTCTATAGCAAGCCGGGGGACGTTGTTATGGACCCGTTCAATGGCGTCGGTAGTACGGGTTATCAAGCGATCAAGCGCGCGCGTCACTACATTGGATTTGAACTAAAGCCGGAATACGCGGCGCAAGCTAACCGCAACCTAATCGCCGCTGAACAAAGCATGGGGGACTTGTTCGCGTGACACCCTACTACGCAACTCTAACCCGCCGCTGGCACACGAACGCGCACCTTGGGCACACGGGCGACACGCTTGCAAGCCATGGTGGGCGCATGGCTGTGCTATCTCTTATGATCTGGCGCGACCCTAATGCCGAACTGCTAGCGGCCTGCGTGACGCACGATCTAGGGGAATACGTCACGGGCGACGTGCCGTATGGATCACCCAACAAGGATAGCAATGCGGAACTGGACGCACTAGAGGATATGGGAATGCTCTACCCGCTATGCCCCGAGGATAGCGATAAATTGAAACTGCTAGACCTGCTAGACGCTTACTTGTGGGCAAGGCATCACGCGCCGTTTGCGATGGTCAGTCACGAATGGATTGATCACCGTGAAAAAGTGCTTGAACTAGCTGACAAGTTGGGTGTATCGTTGCGTATGTTCGGAATGGAGTGACGACATGGCTAAAGCGTATGTGTTGGCGGATATCGAGGCGGAGTTGTCGTTTCGTGTCTTGAAAGAGGAATACGGTTGCGAGATTGACCTAGAGACGGTAGAGATTGACAGCCTGTCAATGTTTGGGCGCGACTGGTCGGAAAGTGACTTGCGGGCGACGTTTGGCGATCAAGGCGCGGAAGCAATGCGCGCTATGATCTTGGCAGAAGTGGAGGACTGGGAAGATGAGTGACACAAACTACAATGACGGCAAATGGCACGGCTGGAATGGCGGCGAATGCCCTGTGCATCCCTTGAGTGTTGTCGAGGTTGCGACGGAAGAGGGACTGAATACGGATAGAGCCGAAAACTGGGACTGGCACACTGATATTGTCCCTATTGTAGCTTTCCGCGTCGTGGAGGAATACATGGAACCGCGTGAAGAACCGAGGGAGTGGTCGTTCAGTCCAAACCGTTTTCTTTGCTGGTATGACAGCCAATCCCACATGGTGCGAATTCGCGAGGTAATGGAAGATGACTAAACCCCATAACATCGCGGCGATCACGGCTGAGCCTGACCCGGATGGCGTTACGTTCACACTTCGGGTTAAACTGTCTAACGGCGGGGAATTGGTGATGGAAGGACCGGAGGCTATTTCGGCATACTTCACGATTAGCAGCCATTGCGCCGAACAATACGACGACGAAAGGACGATCCATTGATCAGCTTTTACCAGAATAAGGACGCGGTGCGAGTTATTCGTAATGCGGTCCTAGACGATGTTTCGCCGCCGCCGCGCGGGACGTGCTTTGAATACTGGCGTGGGGATATGGACGTTGATCCGAAGGGATTGCGCAAGGCTGTTTTTGAGGAAGTGCGCCGCTTGTATCAGGCGGGCCACGTAGTGCCCTATCAGGTGCGGGATGGGGGCGAGTATAGCTACCGCTTTTCGGTGCTGTGATGGACTTTGACACATGGTATCAAGAGCAGGTTGACGCGGATCAGCTTTGGGGCGTGAAGGGCACGGCTTTAGAGATGGTTGTCTATCTAGCCATGCGCCGCGCGTGGGAAGCCGCAATGCGGGAATCGGCGCTGGACCAAATTGCATGGCTAGGGCAGATGATGGACCGCGACTATGAGTGTTAGACAGCGCGTTCGCAATCGACGCACGGTCGCGACTGGCACGATTGAATGGCGCACACCTAACGCGGCGAGCGTGGCATGGGATGACCCACTAACCAGCGGGGCGCGCGTTGTGCCGGTCGCAGATTTGGAGGATATGGAAGATGAGTGAAGCACTAATCCATGCAGGAGTGGCCGTGTATTGGTCGTTTGCGGTAGTTGTCTTTGTTGCTCTTCGGGAAACGACCGAAACACGCGAATTGTTAGCCGCTGCGACCTTTTGGCCAATAGTCTCTGTTGTTGGGATTGTGGTTTTGCTTTGGCGCATACCGTTCAAAACGGCTAAAGCCATTCGCGTAGACCTGCGAAACCGCAAATTGATCAAGGAATTTGAGCAGTGGCTAGATGAAAGAAAGGATATGAAAGATGAGTAAGTCTAACAACGGCGGTCCAGCGTTTCCGTCTGAAATAGAAATGTCAGACGGAACCTATTGGCATGAGCAAGGCATGACCTTGCGCGATTGGTTTGCGGGGCAGGCTATCCGTGCGCAGTGGGGGAACGGGCAGGCTATGACTGCGGAGCAGGCGGCGGAATTTGCCTACCAACTGGCCGACGCCATGCTAGAGGCTCGTGAAAAGGAACTGAAAGGTGAGTGATCTAATCAAGTATATGTTGGCATTTGCCATTATTACCCCGATGATGCTTATTGCAATTGTCGTGTGGCTTGCAATTCCGGTAATTGTTGTAGATTGGTTGACTGGCATTGGCCCTTGGTCTCTATTGACCGTGCCATTCTCCCTTGGCGCTATTGTTGGTTTCGCGGCATGGATGGATGAAAATAAATGATCCTACACGCACGAAAACTACATCCCGCCGCCGCATTGCCGCGCTTTGCCACGTCGCAAGCCGCTTGCTTTGACCTAACAGCCGTTTCGCGTGGGCCGGTAAATGGCCGATCTAGGGTTTACTCCACCGGATTTGCTCTAGATATTCCGAAGGGGTATTATGTAGAACTCTACATTCGCAGCGGGCTTGCGTTCAATCGGGACTTCATTCTAGCGAATGGGGTTGGCATTATTGACGCTGATTTCACGGGGGAGGTTAAATGCAAACTTGCCTACCTTGGCGACGGCTTGCCGGATTGGCCTATGCCGGGGGATCGGATTGCGCAAGGGCGATTGGTGCGAATGTCGAAAACGCAAATTGAATGGACTACGGAACAAAAGGAAACAGAACGTGGGGAAAACGGATTTGGCAGCACGGGGCGATAACGGAAGCCCGTTTCAGCAGGCAATCTCTGAACAGATTTGGGATATGAAATACCGCCTGAAAACGCAAGACGGTATGCCGGTTGACTTGGACGTAACAGACACATGGCGGCGCGTTGCCAAGTCGCTTTCTGCACTTGAGCCGGAATGGGAGGATGAGTTTTACCGTGTTCTTGAGAGTTTCGCGTTTATCCCTGCGGGGCGCATTAATGCGGGCGCTGGCACTGATCGAAACGTGACACTGTTTAATTGCTTTGTTATGGGAACCGTGCCCGATAGCCTTACGGGCATCATGGACGCGCTGAAAGAGGCCGCAGTGACCATGCAGGCGGGGGGCGGCATTGGTTACGACTTTTCGACGCTGAGGCCGCAGGGAGCGCCTGTGCGTGGCGTTGCGGCGGATGCAAGCGGCCCGCTTACATTCATGGACGTTTGGGACGCCATGTGCAAAACCATCATGTCGGCAGGGGTGCGGCGTGGCGCGATGATGGCAACCATGCGTTGCGACCATCCCGACATTTTCCGCTTTGTTGACGCCAAGCGCGACCCGTTGCGACTGCGCAACTTCAACGTGTCCGTGCTAGTGACTGATGAATTCATGGAGGCGGTGCGGGAAAACCGGCAATTCGATTTGCGATTTGAAGGCAAGGTGTATAAGACCGTTTCCGCGCGCGGGTTGTGGGATCACATTGCGCAAGCGACTTATGCGTATGCAGAGCCGGGCGTGATCTTTATTGATCGGATTAATCAGGATAACAACCTGAACTATTGCGAAACGATTGCCGCAACCAACCCATGCGGCGAACAGCCATTGCCGCCCTATGGTGCTTGCCTGCTAGGGTCCATTAACCTTTGCGCTATGCTTAACACTTACGGCATTGACCGCGATAAACTGCGGGACACGGTGCGTGTTGCGGTGCGGATGATGGACAACGTGGTTGACGTTTCGAAATTCCCGCTTCCCGCGCAAAAGGCAGAGGCGGAAGCAAAGCGGCGCATTGGATTGGGCGTGACGGGCGTAGGGTCTGCACTGGCGTTGTGCGGCATTGAATACGGGACGCAAGCCGCGCAAGATTGGCTTGATCAGGTAATGCAGGCTGTTGCGGTAGATGCTTATCAAGCGTCGATTGATTTAGCGAAGGAGAAAGGGCCGTTTCCTCTTTTCGACACTGATAAATTCCTTGCATCCGGCAACATGCGCAAAATGCCGGAGCACATCCGCGAACAAGTGCGGGAACACGGCATTCGAAACGCACTGCTTACATCCATTGCGCCAACGGGCACTATTAGCCTTTACGCGGGCAACGTGTCTAGTGGTATCGAGCCAATGTTTGCTCTTGAATATGAGCGCAAGGTGACGCAACGCGACAGCACAAAAACAACCGAAGTTGTGCGGGATTATGCGGTTGACAAGTGGCGGCGTGAGAATGGCGATACGCCTTTGCCGGATAGTTTTGTGACCGCGCAAACCTTGCGCCCGATTGACCATGTGAGAATGCAGGCTGTTGCGCAAAAGTGGGTTGATAGCTCGATTAGCAAGACGATCAATTGCCCCGAGGATATCAGCTTTGACGACTTCAAGGATGTTTACACGGCTGCATGGGAATTGGGCTGCAAGGGTTGCACGACCTACCGCCCTAATGACGTGACAGGGAGTGTCTTGACCGCTACGCCAGAACCCAAACAAGACGAAGGCGCGGCGTGTGAGATGCGTGTAGACCCTGACACGGGGCAATTGATCCGCACTTGTGAATAACGCTTGACGCCCTAAGCCTGCCCGTGCTAACCCATGGGCAGGTTAATCGCTTGGAGGATAAATGACTATCACTGCAAAGATCATCGCGGATAGCGTGGCGGATGGATGCCCGCGCTTGACCACTATGCAACTGCGCTACCCGCGCTTTATTCACTCAGAGGTTATGACCCACCGCGCGTTTAGTCGCAATGCTTCTAGCAGCCGCGCCATCCCTGTGGAGCGCCTTATTCAAGACGTTCTAGACGATCCGGCAATGCCGATTTATTGGGGTAGCAACAAGCCGGGGATGCAGGCGGGGGAGGAAGTATTTTGCAAAGATGACGCAAAGAAGGTTTGGCAGTCTGGTTTGCACAGTTCTTTAAGCTGTGCGCGGCTGATGACTGAGATGGGCCTTCACAAGCAGATCGTAAACCGCATTCTTGAGCCATACGCGCATATCAACGTTTTGGTGACCGCGACGGACTGGGATAACTTCTTTGCGCTTCGTGACCATCCCGACGCGCAACCTGAGATTGCGGCGCTTGCACGGGCCATGAAGGAAGCTATGGCGGAAAGCACCCCCGAATGGCTAGACCCGCGCGACTGGCACTTGCCATATACAACCGATTATGACCGCGCCGGAGATATTGCCGTTGCCAAGGCTGTATCCGCCGCACGTTGCGCAAGTGTCAGCTATAAGACGGTAGACGGCAAGCCCATGACGGTTGACAAGGCGCTCAAGATATACGATAAGCTGGCGGGAAGCGACCCTATCCATGCAAGCCCGTTTGAGCACATCGCGCGGCCTGCACCGGAAGGCGGAAAGGGTTGCCGTAACTTTACCAACTGGCACCAATGGAGGCATGATGTCGAAGAAAATTAAAGTGCAAGCGTCGCACGGTGATGTATATGAAATTCCAGAATTTTTGAGCGACGTATTTTGGGCAATGGATGCCTTATTTGCTGAACTTGGTCTTCATGATGAAGTAGTTTACGCTTTGGGCGCTTGGGATTGTCTTTTTGACAAATATCTCATTAAAGACACCCCCTAATTATAAGACAATGGAGGCACAATGTCGAAAAACAACGCTGAGCGCCGCCGCGAGGTCAAGGATGCTGTTTACGCTGCGAAAGGCAGAGGTCCGTGCCCATATCCGCCCGACACAATGGAGGCTAGGCAGTGGGCGCGGGTTGTGAAGCACTATTGGCACATGGAAGCCAGAATGAGAGAAATGGAGGAAGTTTATGGAAGATAAGTGCACTTGCGAACAAATGAGCGACAACGATGCACACCCTTGCCCATATGCGCTTGACGTAAACGACGAATATGAATTGCCGGAGGACCAATGGACACTTTGCACATGCTGCCCGGAATGCAAATACCAATGCGCAATGGATATCTGAAATGACCATTGACCCGCACGAACTAATCAACCTGCCCGGATATGGCAACGCTGAAAAGCAATTGCGCAAACATGGCAAGTGGCGTCTTGATCCAATTGACGAGATTGAAAACGCGATAGGTGACTTGGAAGTTGCAATAGACATGGCGCAAAACGCAAAATACGAAATTGAAAAGAAATGGAGGATGCTGAACAAATGAAACTGACCATCGCAAAGGAAACGCTTGCCGCAGGGCTTGCAAAAGTGGCGGGTATTGTGGAAAAGAAAACCACAATTCCGCTTCTTTCCAATATCAAGATCGAAGCGACACCGGATGCCTTGACGCTTACCGGCACTGACCTTGACATTGAGGCAAAAACCCGCCTTGATGCGGACATTGAGCGGGAAGGCGTGACTACGGTTTCCGCCGATATCCTTGCCAATCTGGTAAAGCGGTTCAAGGCAGGTTCTCTTGTAACTCTTGATTATGACGGGGCGCGGCTTAACGTGTCTAGCGGCAAATCCCGTGTTGACTTCGCCACGCTGTCCGCAGATGAATATCCGTCATTGTCCGATGTGGAGGACGGCGTTACGTTCACTGCGCCCGCAAGTGATCTGGCGCGGATGTTTGGCAAAACCGCGTTTGCAGTGTCAAACGAGGAAACCCGCTATTACCTCAATGGCGTGTATTTTCACCCCGGCGATGACGGGCTAACCGCAGTTGCCACGGACGGGCATCGGGTGGCGGTTGCGTGGTCTGATACTAAAGTGGACTTTCCCGGCGTTATCGTTCCGCGTAAGGCGGTTGCGGAGTTGCGCAAGGTGCTGGATATTGGCGATGTTGCGGTGACTGTGACAGATCGTAAAATCCGGTTTGACCTAGGCGATACGGTTATCACGTCCAAAGTGATCGACTACACATACCCCGATTATCGGCGCGTTATCCCGCAGGGATTGCCGGATACGTTCCGGGCCGATGCTAAGGCCCTTGCGGGCGCGTCCTCGCTTGTTGCCATGGTGTCAGAGGAAAAGGTGAGGGCGGTCACGGTGGATGTGTCTAGCGGCGCTGTGCGGCTGTCTAGCGGAGGCCAGCACCATGCAGAGGACGAGGTAGAAGCGGACGTGACCGGCGGCGGCGCGGTTATGGGGTTTAACTCGAAATACCTTGCGGACGTGCTAGCGCAAGCGGATGGCGGGGACGTTGACGCGGCATATGACGCTAAAAATGTGCAATCGCCAATCGTTATCACTGCGACTGAAGACGCGCAGTTTCTGGCGGTTGTAATGCCGATGCGGGTTTAATCCATGGCTACACTTGCCGAAAGACTAGAGACGCAAGAGCCTAGCGCACAACTGAACAAGGATGCGGCGCACATGATCCGCGTTCTTGCACGTATCGTGGAACATGCTTACCCGGATAAGACTGGCGCGTTTTTCATCTGCGGGTCTAGTCCTGTCGAAGATGACGGGTTGCCGGATCGTGTATCCATCTGCCCTGCCTATGGCGCGGACTGGTCCGCTACGTATCAGAGGGTAAAGTGACCCTGTAACAATCTGTTACCATCGCCGCGCAGGTTTAGGCTTGCGCGGTGTTTTCGTGTGCTGTAGGTATGGTGTAACGAAACGCTAGATAGGAGTTAGCGAGAATGTTACCCTTCATCAAGCTATGGACGGACAAAGACGCAATCTGCGGGAATATCTACCGAGTGGAATTTCTTGACGGTAGTGTATGTGGATACCCATCTGAAAAAATAAGGGATTATGCGATTGAACGTGTAACTGGTGTAAAGCCTTGGTAACTTTTAACCCCGCCTCAAAATGGCGGGGTTTATCACTTGCAGGCTATATTTTGGTTTTAATGCCTAGGCGCTATCGCCATATTCAAACGCGATAAGCTTTTGCAGCATGTCAATCGCCTTTTCCAAGTCCTGCCGCCCGTTTTTGCTACGGTGGCGGGATACGTATTTAACTACGCTAGCCTCGCACATGTTTAGCCCATTCGCCATGCTATACTCAAGCGGCTGAATTGCCATTGTGCGGTAGTGGTCCCCGCCAATCTGTTCGGCCATTGGCTTATCATAACTTGCGCGTGGCGGTTGCCCTCTAGTGGTTGGCGGATATATCTTACCCATTCCGGTAAATCCCCTCGATCAAGTGCATTTTCAATCCCGCTTTATCGTCAAAGGTAAGCGACTGCAGCGCCCGCCGTCCGCCGTATGTTGAACCGTATTCATCGGTAGGGCAGAACGCCCGCAAACTCCACCATTTGACGCCGGGAAAGTCCTTTGTGCTGTCATGGTGAATATGCCCGGTCAATATATGCCTGTCCCGCGTTGCGCTCCATTCTGGGCACGTATCCGCAAGCGACATTGCCAGTCGTTGCGCGGGCGACCTGTCGCCATGGTGCGCGGCCACAAGCGACCGCCCATGCCTAACCCAATAGATGTCCCGCGCGGCGTCCTCGATTGTGATATTAGGCGCGTTGCGGTATCGCTGCGATAGGGCGAAGTGCAGCACTAGGTGCGCGTGGGGGTCGTGGTTGCCCCGCAGGACGCGCACAGTTACGCGCCAATGCTTATGTGCCAGCGTGTCCACGACATGACAGATCGCGCGTATTGCCACCTCTGCGGCCTTGTATTGCCGCCCGTCCGTATCCACAACGTGGGAGCGGCTTTGCGTGTGCCCTTCGTTATCATCGGCGTGTAGCGTGTCCCCGCCAAGGATCAGCACCGCATGGCCGCTGTCCGGCGTGTCTGCGCATAGGTCTGCAAACGCTTGCTTTAGGTCGCGTTCGGCATGTGACAAGTCATAATCAACGCCGCCGGTTTCCCGCCCCCAAGCCCGCATTCCAAAGTGTGCGTCCATTAGCGGATAGACGGTCATGAGGTTGCCGGGCGTGTTACTTGGCGGCGTTGGCGTGTATGCGGGAATATCCTTGAACGCCTCTGCAATGTCCGCTAGAACATCGCGCGCGGTGTCATCCTTTGGCGTCTTGTAATAGACGGAATGCGTGTCCGTTTTGATCCAGAAGCTATCTGGAATAGCGCCGGAACCCGCCACGGTCGCAGCTTGCTGCGCGGCTGGATCGGCGTCTAGCCATTTGCGCGCGCCCGCAAGCCTGCGCTTGACCGCGTATTCGCTAATGCCCATAATTCGCGCAATATCGGCCCTGCTGTGCCCTTTGTCGCGCAATTCAAGCGCGGTGGATTGCTCGGGTGTCACTTATAGCCCTCCAATCCGGTAATCAGGCCATTGCGCAAAAGCACATCCCGCGTTTGCGAATTGCACCAATGCGGGAACCAATCCTCTTTTGCTACACTAGATTGCGCCGCCGCCCGGTAGCCTTCCTCGAACGCTTGCCGCATGTAGTATTGCGCTAGTTGCGCGTCAATCTTGCTTACTCTCATGATAATACCTCCAACTTGCCTCACAATGGCGCTTCCCGAATACTACCACCCAAGCGCGCCAGAACCTATGCTTGCCCTGCAATCTATAGCCCCGACTGCATAGGCTTTCATGCGTATCAGAAAAGATCAGGTTGTGCAAATGGCAGGAGATTGTGGTCCGGTTTGTCTTTACGCCAATCTTAGGAGGCATCAATTGGCGAAGGGGCACAAACCGGAAAGCCCTATCCTTGAAACCGTATAGCATATTGATATGCCCTGCAAATAGACCTAGAAACCTAGAAAGCGGATAACCTTGATCTGCACCGTTTCGCCATCCTCTGCGGACATTTGCGGCGGGTATGCAATCCACCCGTCCTCCGGCGCTACATGGATCGTCTCAGGCCCGGATGTTACGTCTAGGTCAATACTGACCGTCACTAGATCGGTAGCCATTTCCGGAGGGTGGCCCGCGCTGGATTGTGACGCTGAATTGTAATAGGTGACAATAGCGGTGTTTTCGTCTACCTGCTCAATTGCGAATATGTCCAGATCGTTTTGGTCCGGGTAAGCCTGCCCGAAAGCCGGGAATGCCATGAGTGCCGCCAGTGCGGTTACGGTCGCCAATTGCATACGGATGCCCCCGTTTCATTATGCGTGAGAATTTGCCGCGCGGTTTCTTCTGTCAGAACGTCCGCAGTGCTAGGCCGGATTGGCGCGGCCCAATCGCAGCTATCGGTTATTGTCGCGCAACCACTTAGAAAGAGCGTTATGGACATCATCGCTAGACTTGCTCGCAACGTCATTCTGGACCTCCCTTGCCTCTTTCATCGCTTCCACGCGGCGGCGCGCATACGCGGCCTCTTGATCGTTCCGGCCCTTGCGGTAGAAGAACGCGGATACAAATACCGCCATAGCAGACACCGCCGCTAAAATCAACCGCCCCGCGCGGGTGGACAGGAACCAGCGGAGGGTCATCGGTCGCCCGCCGCCCATTTGCGCAAACGCTCGCGCGCAATCCATGCAAACGCCAGCACAGCCACTGAGACGCCCGCCACGATAGCGACCTGAGCCGTAGCGTCTAGCTGCCCAACGGCGCTAAACACGCCGCTAGCAGCCGCCACAGTGCCACCTACGCCTGCCGCCGTGGCTTGCAGTGTAGTGGATTGCGCTGCGGACGTTCGGGGCCGCTTTGCGGCATACCACCGGCGCACATTAAAGCCCGGGCAAGCCTTGGCGGCAACTTCGTTGTGCCCGTGAATTGTGATCCCGTCATATCGGGTTTCCCAATCCAAAATCAGCGCGCGCAACATGGCCTCTTGTTGCGGCGTGAAATTATCCTCGAAAGCGTCGGTTTCGCTACTACCGTGCCCGCCAATGAGGCATACTGCCACGGTATCATGGTTATGGCCTTTTGCATGTGCAGGCCTGTCTTGCTCTTTACGACCGCTTGCAATTGACCCGTCGCGGTCAATGATCCAATGATAACCAATGTCACGCCACCCGCGATCCATGTGCCAGCGCCGTATTTCTGACACCTTGTCATCTAGTGGCCTGCCATCCATCCAGTCGGGCTGTGTTGCGCTGCAATGAATAAACCCACGTTTGATCTTACGCATTAGTCTGAACTCCTTGAAAGTAGCTTCTTGACGTCACCCATAATCACTTTGATATCGTCTTTCAATTCGTCCTCCAAGCGGTCAATCCTGCGATTGACTTGATCCATCTTTTCGTCCGATTGCTTTCTGTGCTCTTTGAAGTTAACCCGCAACTCAATATACCCCACTGCGAACGCCACGAAAGCGGACAGAATGGCCCAATATTCCTTTATGAATTGCAAGATCACGCTGGAGTTAGTCGGTTCCATGCCTTAGCTCTCTATATGCTCTAGTCGTTGCGCCGACTGCAAAATGTGTTGCAACTATTGCAAATATCCCGGCGAAGTTCAATATATTCCCGATCATGTTGGGATTGCCGGGGTCTATCTCTGAGAACATTAGGATAACCGTTCCCGCGCCATATAAAACGGTAAATATTGTGTCCTCGATTGTGTCCCATGTGTCTGTGACCCATTGCTTCCATTGCTGGATTGCGAACAAGGCGAACACGATTAGGAACGTGATGCCCTTTGGCGCAAACTCACCGAAGTAAGCAAAAGCCGCCGCTGAAACCATAGTAGTCAATGCAACGCCAACAACCAAATGGCCGCATTGATTATCCACCCACGATTTCCAATCGTCGCGGTAACTGCTGGGCGTGTTAATGTCCCGCCACATTTTACGAAGGACTGCGGGGAAGGTCATTGATTAGTAGCCCATACGGCGCGGATAGGGGTCACGGGGAGACGCCTTGCAGCGCGACGGCATAGGCGCGGGAATACCCGCCAACCGTATCAGCACCGGTCACATTAAGGCGTATTGCGTTGGACGCTGACATATCAACAACAGCGAAACCACCAGCGCCAGCCGCAGCCCCTGAATAGATTGAAACAGCGCCGCCAAACGACGCGCCGTTATTGGATGATATCTGGTATGTTGCCGATGCGACCTCCCCTGACCCGCCAAGTCCAGCCCCATGAACGATAACCGTTTGCACCCGCTCAATATCAGTAATCGTTACACTTTCCGTAGCACCGCGCCCCGCCTCTACAGACCCAAGGAACAAGTCAACCGCCGCCCCTTGCACCTTGGGAGCATTCTCCGCACCCTCTGCAATCGCAATGGGATTATCCCGAAACTGCCCCGCAAGCTGCGCGGTTAGTGGCGCGTCCGGTTCAATCTGTGTGTCAAGAATTGCGTTATAATCAGCCATTAGCTAAACCTGTATGCCCCTTCACCATCCGCGAATAGCAACGTGTCATCCACGAAATAAGCCCCTCTGTCTTTCTGCGCTTGGCTACTTGCATCATAATCCGGCCTCGTGTTTTCCGTAATGTAGCCGTAACGCTCATCGAATTGAAACCGTTGCAATCCCACGCGCACTTTATGCCCGGAACGCATGTCATCCCGCATGATAACTTGCGCAAGCTGTGGAGACAACTCGCCCGCTTCATCCGTAATGGTCCGGCTTTCCAATTGGATAACGTCCGCAATGGAAACGTCATCTTTATAGTCCAACTCAACCATAAACCGCACAGGCTGCACCTTGAAGCGGTTCATATAGCGAATTGACAAAATCCGAACCGTTGCATCCGCGCCTTGATTAAGCCACCGGCAATTGATCTCCTTTATCCGCGTATCCCCAAACGCTTCCGGCAACTTGCTTTCCGCGTCAATAGTAACGCGCGTTCGGCTGAAATTGTCATCGGACACGCCGCGCGACGGGTCAATCTGCACCGTCCTAAACACCACTTCCGTTAGACGATCCTCGTCCCGGTCCTCTTTTGATACCGCGATATTGGTTTGCGTGTCGTTAAATTGCTTCACGCCCAATAGATCAACCGGGCGATTAACTAGAAACTTGATTTCTTGATCTACGTCATCCCACCAGATAGTCACGCCTAGCACCGCCAATTCCCCGATTAGCTTTGCCGCGCCTTCCGGCTTCATAATGTCAGCAGTCAAGAAAAGGCTAGGCGCCCATCGCTGCGCTTCCGTTTGCCAGTCCGTGAACGGAATGAACGCCGATGGAACGCCCGCAGCTAGTAGAATATCCCGCACAACGCTATCAATGCGCTGCAACCTCGGGCTAAACGTCGCTTGAAACGTGTCCGCCTGATTATGGCTAGAAACCCGCGTTCCGTTAACGCCGCGTTCAACCAGCGTGATAACGTCACCCGCGCGCGTGTATTGCACCAACTCCGACCCAATCGCCGCAAAGCCCGCCGCCGGATATTCACTGTCTCCAATGCCCTCCGGCGTCAATGTAAGCGTGGTGGCGTCCTCTGCTACGTCCAGCGTCAAGACGCCATTGGACGGCGCTGGAACAACTGCCCTGTCATTATCCGCCAACGCCAGAACGTCCTTACCCTCAATCGACACGCGCCCGTTATCGTCCGGCCCCTTAAAGTCCGTAATGATGTAATGCCGCGTTGTATCAATCGTCAGCGTCCCGCCGTCCACATAGCCTGTAATGATCCGCATAGGGCGGCCTGCATAGTTAGGATTGCGCGCCCTAAACCTGCTCCAGAACGTGCCCCGCGTCTCAGGGTCATACCCTACGCCAAATTGCTGCGCTGCACCGCTAATCCGCTCCGCTTGGTATTTGTTCC